TGGTACAGTATGGCATGCATCACACACACCACCACGACGCATGAGTATAGCCTGCCTATACTTGCGCCACTTGGTACTAGAGTACAGTGGGTTGTTTGCCACAATACGCTTGGCTTGGGTCTTATGTTTTAAATAATTCGGCATTAACTACATTAACTACTATAACTACTTTTTCACACAAACACTCTTACACTACTATACACTATACCTATATATATATATTTATATAAAAGTAGTAGTTAGTAGTTAATCCTTAGAAAGGTTGGGCGTTAGGGTTTATGGGTGCTAAGGCCTTGACCATACGCACGTTATCCCCTCCAGTGTGTATCATTAGTTTAAGCCCCAAAGCATTAACTACTCCGCGTATCTTGTTCCTAGCAAAGGGTCTATTTGACGTTTCCAAGCAGTAACTGGTATAGCCTCGGTAAAAGTCGGTAAAGGTCATTTCTTGCCCTTCGTACATGCTTAGGGTTTCATCGTGCCAGCTTTGTAGGCTGTTAATTGCACGCCTAAACTCTTGCAGCTCTACAACGTTGCTAGGCACTATCGTGAAGCTTCGGTTCGCCTTTAGCCTTAGTAACCCATTATAGGCCCATTGTATAATGCCTGGCATTTCCTTTTTAAGCTCGTTTGCTAGGCCCCAGTCCTCACGGCCTACAAAGCTATTGTTAAGGCTAATTACCATTAAACGCCTAAATACGCCGTTACTTATGTCGTCCACCATTGGCAGCCCGTTGGTCGCAAATGCAAATTTTGCATAAGGCGTAAAGTCAAAAGGCTTTTTATACTTAGGGTTGGCTGTCAATACCTCGCCCGCTACCGCCTTTTTAAAGCCCGTAGTACCCGTACTGTCTTTGTAGCTAATTTCCGTAGCTATGTTTAGCCAACTGCCCGCTAAACGCTCTAAATTGCGTTGCTCGTTTAGCTCGTGCCATTCCAAGCGTGTGCAATACGGGACCATACCAGCCAGCACGTCCAGTAGCACGCTTTTACCGTTGCCACCGTCCCCATACAATACGAGCGCTTTGTGTAGGTTCAACGATCGGTCCAGGCAATAGCCGAACCATTCCTGGATTAACTGCGTCTTTTGGTGCGCGTCTTCGTCCCCTTTAAACACGCCGTCTAAAAACTCCAGCCATTTAATAGGGAACGCCAGCTGGTCAAAGTCGTAGGGTATGCACTCTGTTACCTTATTAGGCACCTTATACTTTGGGTTTGTTACGAACTTGCCGGCCTTTATATAACCATTGTTAAACGGTATAAGGTCTAAATTTTCAGGGTTAGCTGCGAGCTTCTGCGCTAGGTACTCTATAATATACGTGGTCTTAGCCTGGGTGCCTTTGGCCTTTAGCATGTCAAAGCATATAATGGCCAATTCCTCGCGGGTCAGTTCTTTGTATTCGTTTTTCTCGGCGACAAAAAAACGGCCCTTGTTATAAAAGCCGTTCATGTCTATTAGCTGCTGTTCTAGCCATAGCGCCGCTGCGTATGGGTCCGTTAGTCCGTCAATCGCTTCCATTTGTCAAAGTTTGTCTCCCAGGTTAATAAATCAAAATCTTCTCCAAGCTCCCAAAGTAGCTTTTCACGTTCTAGGTTCTTAGCCCAAAACATTGTGTTAGCGTGGTGCTTGCTGCGTGTAACGTACAGCGCGAGCCTTTGTAAAAGCTCCGCCTGATAGTATAGTTCGTCTAGCTCCGCTTCTACGGCTGCTACCTCTTTGCGTAGGTTACGCATGTCAAAGCCCTTAGCTTCGCTTCGGTCTAGGTACGCTTTTATCCCTTTCATAGCTAATCAGTTCTAAGGTTCCTGGCATGTCGTTAATAAAGCTCATAAGCTGCCCGGTGCTGCTAAATTTTAGCTCTAATTTGTTCAGCTCACGTGTTGCTCGGTGCCGTATATAAATTATATAATTCATAATATACCGTTATGCTTTAGCATATGCGCTATTTCGGTAGCATCCTCTACGCTCATAACCACGAGCGTGGTCTTACGATTGCGCTTCCATACCAGCACGTTATACATGCCAGGTGTGTTAGGCATATGCTCCAATACTGCATGAGGGTCTAGCCCACGCTCTACGTGTTTGCACTGTATGTAAAAGGGGTACGTTTCCACTAGGTCCACGCCTTGCCCGTCTAGCCATTTATTCATTAAACGGCTGGTATTTACGTTAGGAAAGATAGGCCGCAACATACGAGCTACGGCTACCTCAAACCTATTACCTTTTTGCTTGACGTTCACCGGTCGAAAGGGTCCATTTCGTTGGCGTACTCGTCGCATATCCTATAAATCAATAGGTACAATTTATCCGGCATCTTCACTGCGTGGTCCCCTATAAATAGGGTTATGCGGTTTACGACCATACGGCATCCGTCTTCGTCGCAGTCGCGTATATACTCTACTACTAGGTTCTCGCCTAGGTTTAGGTCTGCGAAGCTGTATTCCTCAATCATTTTCTTTGGCTTTCGTACCAGTGTAACCAGGTCTTGATTTTAAGTAACTGCTTCTGCTGGCCCCAAAGCTCGCTCTGCTCCTCTAGGACCGCCTCTTGCATCTTGTGGCGAATTAACGATAGCTGGCCCTCAATGAAAGCGCCAAGCTCTACGCATACGGGGGTATCAAAATTGCTCATGAGCGGTCACCATTTCGTCGTATAGGTACTTAGCAACTAGGTAAACCTCTTGTAAGGTCTTGGTCGGGTCAGCGTTCAAACGTTCCATAGCCATTTTAAAGGCCACTTGAATTAAAATGCTACGGTCTTTACCACCCGCATTATTTGCGGGAGCTGGTGCGCTATAAGGAGCAGCTGCCTGGGGCTGAAAGTCCGTAACGATTTTACCCTGGGGCGTACCGTTTCGATCGGTCTTGCCGGTCAGCTCGTAGTTAATGGATTGCCCATTTACGAAAGCGTCTGCCTTTTTAGCGTTCACTTTAAAATGGTCGCCGTTGGCCATGCGTAGCTCGTAAGAGTACATTAAACCATAGGCGCTCTGCCATGTTCCGTCGCCGGTGGCGTGCTGTATTGTGCTAGTTTTCATAGTGCTAATCTAAATAAAATGATTACAAACATTAAAATGCTCCCAGTTACGGAAACGAAAGCCGCCAGGGGTAAGCCCACGCGGTCTATCCAGTCTAAAAATCTATTTGCCATATTGTGTTAGTGTTGGTTAACACGGCAATAGTAATAATAAAATCTTTAACTACGAAATTTATTTTCGCTAAGAATTTTTGGCGTTACGTCTAAAACCATGGTACTGTGGGTTCTACGGTAGTAAAAATCCAGCGTTACGCAGCCTATTGGCTTGGGTGGCGCGCCACGTTCTACATGCCAGCCAAAAGCACCGTCGCCGTACTCGTCCTTATAGGTCCCGGTCCGTAGGTGAAGCACCTCTTTTAAAATAGGGAGCCTATGCCCGTCCAGCCCTGCCTTGGTTTGGTACATGGCGTACAGTTCGTGAACGTGGCCCATCCATACGCAGTCGGCACCTTCTATGTCCGCCATTTTACGCTGGTGCTGTATGGTGCCCTTTGTTACTGCTCCACCGCCACCGCTGCCGTGGTAATAGTGTATGGCGTAGCTCTTTTTAGTGGTTTGTCTATTAAATTGTAGCGTAAGCCAGCCACCGTAGCCCCCGACGGTGATAGGTACGGTGGGCTTGTAAGTGTAGTTGAATAGGTCGGCAAAGCGCTGGAGTGGGTCCGTCTCCACGTTTTTAATAATTGCGGTCTCATGGTTTCCATAGGCTATAAAAATAATGGTATCTGCCCAATCGCCGAACCAGTTAACGGCATCTTCTATAACCGCGTCCAGGTAATTTACCTTGTTATGCTCCGGTAGTATATCCTTTTTACTACGCCTAGGGTCGTATTTACCCTGCATTAAGCAGAAAAAATCACCGTTAATTGCGACTTTAGCCCCCTCCTCTTTGGCAAGGGTCAAGTGCTTGGCAAGGGCTACTCGGTCGCAGTGGGGGTTGTCCCAGTGCAAGTCCGAAAGCATGTATAATTTAAAATACCTGCCTTCTACTTTAATAGTGTGGCTGTTTCGGTGGTGCGCTTGTATCATTTTTTAAGTATTACCAAGAGCAAGGTAATACCTAAAACTATAATGGGCAGCATAGTAACTAATTCCTGCTTACGGGTTGGCTTTTTGTTAACCTCGCGTATGGTCTGCGTATTGCTAAACACCGTATCGCCTTTGCAGGTTCCCTTTACGTAGATTCGGTCCCCTGGGAGCCGTACTATTTCCACCTGGACCCTATCCTGAACCAGTGTAATACTGTCCCGAAGCGTTACCGTATCGCGTAGCGTTTGCGTTTCGCGTATGGTTATGGTTTCGGTAGTAATTATTTGGGGTTTACATGCTACTATAAGTAACACGACGGCCCACGTTACGAGCGCGTAGGGTTTCACGTTTTAGGTCTTTAGGGTTGTAGCTTACATGCACCCATTGTGGCTGCTTATCGTTGCCGAACTCATAAATAAGCTGGCTATACATGGCGTTTGTTTTGAGCCAGTCAAAAATTTTCCTATGGTCCCCGTCAGGGCTTTGCAGGTCGGCCGCAAAACCATATAAATGGTCCGACTTATAGGCGCCGTTCGCCGCTTCATTCACGAGCTTGGACCTATACCCGCTGGTTACCGTTACTGGCCCTACCGCGTCGCGTAGTGGCTGTAATACCTTTTGGCATAATAGCAATAGGTTAGCCTCTATTTGAGGCGTTGGCGTATTGTCAAAGCTGAACCGCGTTTTAGTCAGCTCGGCTAGGGTAAAATTCTTAGTCACTTATCCTTGGCGAAAAGTAATCCTACAATTGCGGGTAAAAATACGCCAGCTTCTACCAGTGTGGCCTTTTCGAACCATACCAGTATAAGTGCGGACATAAAAAGTATGCCCGCTATGGCGCTAGTTTTTGGGTTCTCCGTTATCCTTTTTAACATCTTTGCGCCACTGGTAAAGGGTATAGGCTATTGCCAGACAAAAGGAAATCGTGCCGACTACTGGCTGAATTTGCGCAAATAATGCACTGCTTATATTTAGGGTCCAGGCTCCCGTTATGTGGTCGTTACTCATGGCTCAATCGGTGCAGGGGCTTGGCAGTAGGCAGCGGTTGGGTTAGCAGCGCAGTAGTCAATGGCGTACTGTGCCTCCCAGCCTCCAAAGGCGTGAACTCCGCACGGCTCCGGCCAAACTACGTAAGGCGCGAACCAGGTAGTCATAGGCTCACCGGCCCATAAAATGTCTACGCTCACTTTTGGGCTTTCCTTAGCGCATATACGGCCTTCCTCGGTTTGAAACCACTCAATACACATTTTGCCCAATTCAATGACAGCTGCCACTTGTTCGGGGTTGTAGTACTGGTAGGTTTCGCCTTCAAGGTTGGTACCAGTTAGCTCTATTTTCTTTTTAGCCGTTGCCCACTGGGTAGGCGTGAACTCGTATTTCCTAAATGTTTGCATCTTAAATCGTGGTTAGTTCCGCAAGTTGGGCGTTTGTTAGACGGGTCTTGAATAGTAGGGCTTGCTTAATTTTTGCGGTCTGGGTGTGGCTTGATACAACCGAACCAGTGCGAAACTCCGAAGTTGCTGGAATAGTGCAACTCGTATCAGTGTTTATTAAAACCCCATTAACATAGGCAACGCTATTGTTTGCAGCATATCCAAAAGCCATCTTGTGATAACCGACGCTTAAAGCCGTACCAATGTAGGCCATTTGCACTGAACCCGAATTTAAGATATAAAAATAAGGCCGACCATCGTCAAGCAAAAACATAGCAATAAAATTACTTACACTCGTTTGAACTGAAGCAATCCAGTTCTCAACAGGGTTTCCATCCCAATAAAATTCACCATACAAGGTGCCTTCGGTTTGACCGATAAGGCTTGTGATAGATGTCTTGTTGCAAATGTCTTCACCCCTTGTCACCGCTGCTCCCAATGTGGGGATGTACGAGGTGGCGTAGGCTCCCGCTTCTGCTTGGAATCCCCATAGTTGGATTGTTGCGCTGGCATTCATTGGCTCGTTCAAATCTCTGCGAATCGTCATCTCAAACACGTTACTTGTTCCAGTTAACGCTTTGGTCAAAGTGAAGCGCTGCCATTGGTTGGTAATGGTGAACACGGTGTAACTAGAGCCATCAATGCGGACTTGAATTTGGGCGGTTCCGCTTGCGGTTTTAGCATAAAATGAACCAGTATAGGTTGCGGTTGTGCCACCAAAAGTTTGGAACAATGAAGAAAAATCACTTGCAGTAGTGCCAGCGCCCGAATTAAAAACAACAGTATCTGCGTTTTGAGTACCATCGGGGCTTATTGCATTGTTAACGGTCACAACTGGCGCAACGCCAGTACCGCTTTGGCTTTTGTTCCAAAAATTATTGTCCATCTGCTCCGAGTACGTCACAAGATTCGTCCGCTGCGGTTCAAGCAACAAACGAGGGCAAGAACTATTAAGATAATCCAAACGGGGTACGTTAATTGCCACGCTTTCAATCAAGCCAGCGCTGTTTACACGGGTAGCGGTAGTGCTACGGGTAAAGGCTAGCTGCCCGTCCGTGGTTAGGGGTTTTTGTGCGTATACCTTGCTGGCTTTGTAGCCCGAGGGGACAACTACCAGGCTGGCTAAATCGTAAAAGGGCGTACTCATAATAAGTTGGCAATGGCGTTAATGGTGCAGCTACGCGCTTCCGCTGTTCCACTGTCGGCCAGTACGTAGGCCTCGTAAGTGTCCCAAATGGGTGCGGCGTAATTACCCCCAGTAAAGATAGTTATAAATTGTGCGGTGTTCATAATGTACAAAGGTTAGTTTCAACGGTTCCGCCGTCAATAATTACGTAGGTATAATACGCTAGGTTTTTGGGTAGCTCGTAGGTTATCATATTGGAGCAGCTAATAGGTTGCCGTCTATAATTTCGCGGTAGGTTACGCGCGTGCTGCGCTCGTTTATGCTTAGGTTAATGGGCTTGTAGTACGTGCTGCCCCATAAAGTGGTGTGGTTATAGCTCACGTTACCGTCCAATTCCAGCTCGTAATACTGGTGGCTTCTAAATGATTTGCGGGCTATTTGCTCGGCTACTACGTTGGCAAGGTACCGGCCGTTTGCATCCCAGGCTATGTTACCCACTGCCGCGGTCCTAGGTGCGCTAATAAATCGCTGAATAAGTCCAGGCGTGGTGGGCGCTACTGCGGCACCTGGTATGTCGCCCATTTCGTTTTCTAGCCTTACGTCTATGCCGTTTTGCCTTAGCGTATTGTCTGCGTAGTGGGGTAAGCTGTCCGGCAGGCCATTATGGTAAGTCATAAGCAGCGTGCTGGTAACTACTATGCTGTCCGCGTCGTAGCCGCTTACCTGGTTGGCTGTTACCGTTATGTAGATTTGCTGGGTTCCAATCGTTGGAAAAGCGGCCGTATCGTAATTGCTTACAGCGCGTTCTATGTTAACAAGGGTCGGCCCGGGTCCCGATACAAACTGCGATTTGCTAAAGGTTACAATGCTTGCTGTTGTAGTCCATATACTGCCGTTCCAAAAGTAGTTGCCAAACTTAATTTGCACGTAAAAGTCCACCACTATTACGTCGCCAGTAAAACCCGCGTCAAAATCCATGCGCGCCCTTAGTGTGGCGTTGTATCGTAAATGGTTAGCGCCGGTAGGGGTGGCATCGTTTACAAAGTAGTTTAGGCGCGTTTTAAAGTTTGCGCCTTCGTCTTTAATGTAGTCGCTACCGGGTTGGTTGACCACGTACAGCACCTCACGAATAGCGGGCTTATACATTTCCGTTCCGTCGCTGTAAACGACCAAAGGCTGGGTGGCTGCCGTTGGGTATATCTTGCCAATATAGGTACCGTCCGAATAATAGTTGTAGTATGCGGGCGTAGTAAGGTGGCAACTTCTAAATATAATAGCCCCTTTGTCTTGGAACATTTGCAGGTTAAAAGCCTTGCAAATATCTAGCACTATTTCTTTGCTGGTCCGTGGCTCGCCGTCCGTGTACGCTAGGCCGTTTCGTATGGTGCCAGTCCACCAAAGACCCCCCTCGGTTGTGGTTACGCCAAAGGGTGCAAAGGCTTCCGAAATATAGAAGCCGACGAATAAGTCTGTTATTTTACAAAAGGCGAAAATCTGCGCTAGGTAGGTGGTGAAAGGTATTACCGTATCTACCTGGATGTAGTCCGCGCGTTTCTCCAGCATTTGGAATCCGTCGGAAGCCACTACCTTAATAAAGCGTTTGCCGTTTATTACTTCTATTTGCCCAAGGTCCGGGGTTATAAATCCGCGCCACGTTACCCCTAGGCCTTCGTGTATTTCCAGCACCCAGTCGGGGGTTGCTGTCTTAAAAATTTCCCGAAAATCCTCAATGCCTGGTACGCCACCTTCCAGGTAAAAGTTTACGGTTGCATTGCTTGGCACTATGCCCGGCAAAATGCTGTCTTGGGGTTGGTAAGCAATTTCCCAGTCGCCAACGTAGACCTCTACTGGTGGGGTAAAGTCAAAGCTTTGGTGAGTAGTCCCTAGGTCGTAAATCTTAAAGTCGTACCTGGCTGTCGTGGCGTAAAATACTAAAGTCTTAGCCACCTACCCTAGAAAAGTTAGAGCCGCTGCGCTGGGTGCCTAAAAGTAGGTCCGAGCCGCTTACCGTGGCTTTCATATTAAACATGCCGCCCTCGCCAAAGAAACCACCTAAGCCCGTGGCTTTTGAAATTCCCGCAAAAGATGCTTTAAATGGCGTGCCGGTGATTGCGCTAAATACTGCCGCCAGTGCTGTCGTGGTGGCAAGAGCTACAATCATTTGCTGGACAAAGTTCTTTAAGGCTTTGCCTATTTCATCAAAAAAGGATGTACCGTTAACCATTGCCGCGTCAAAAGCGCCCGTTAACATGGTGCCAAACATTGCGCCAAAGGCGGTGGCGGCCTCCATTTCCTGGTTAAAGTTTTTTACGGCTTGTGTTATTGTAACTAACTCGCCCTCGGTTTCGTCAATGGCTGACATGGGGGGCAGGAATTGCAGGTTCTCTTTAAAAGAAAACTCAAACTCCGCAAAGATTGCGCGGTCGAACTGCGCCTTTAGGCTTAACAAACGCTCCACTTCGGCGTTCATGTCAAGGTAACTCTCTTTTAGTTTCTTTACCTTTTTAGACGCCTCAATCGCTTTATTTCCAATGTCCGCCAAAACCATAGGTTGGCTGCGTATTTTGTCGCTGGGCTTTGCAGTGGTTAGTTCGCGCTTTAGTAGCTGGAACTTTATTTGCATCTGCGTCAGTTGGTCCGTTGCAAACTGCAAAACGGCTGCGGCCGCTGGCGCTACGGCCTGGCCAAACGAAGCTTTAAAGTTCTGCCAGCTAGTGCCTAGTCGCACCATTTTGTCCGCGGCTGTATCTGCCGCCTTGCCCATTTTGCCTAGTTCCTCGTCGGCAATATCACCTACTGCGGCGGCTACGTCCGCTATGCTTTGGGCTTCCAGGGCTGCGCCGTGAAACTTTTCTTTTAGCCGTGTAGTGCTTATACCCAGGTTGTCCAGGATTAAAGGCGACTTACGACCTATACCAATTACAATGGATTCGACTAGGTAGTCTACGCTTTGGCCGGTTTCCTGCGCGCGGCGTTTGGCAAACTCCAAAAGCCCGCCTAGCTTTTCGATCGGTATACCAAAGTTGCCGGCGGTAACCGCGGCTTTCATAAGGTCTAGGTCCGTTACTAGTCCGCGTGTGGACTTACGAAGCTCCATAAGCGTAGAGACGTCGCCAAAACGAGCAAAGCCTTTGCTTACGGTTTCAAGTTGCGAGCCAAGCTGTATGGCTTCAGCCGTAAATGCCTGGATGTGGCTTACGGCAAAACTAGCTCCAATGAGCTGCCCAAGGTTCCCCATGAGCTTAGACGTTTCCTTTAGTTTAGCGTCTACCTGCTGAATACCACGGCGAAAGCCGTCAGCATCTAAGCCTAATAATACTTTACTGGTTACGTCCATAGCTTCTTAATAATGCCCGTAGGCTGCTTTCTTTTTTCTCATCTTCAAACGGCAGTAAGTCAGTTTCCGAAATTGCTTTCTTTACCGACTTCCCGCTTATGTTTACCAGCACGGTGGCGAGCCATCGCTGCCTGCGCCATTCGTCTTTATCTCTTTCCAAGGCGTGCCTAAACACAGCCTCTAATTGTTCCAGCGTTAACGTCTTTGCTTCGCTAGGTGCAATACCTAAGCGACCCACCAGCTGGCCTAGTACGTCTACTGGGCCGCCGGCTGGGAAAAAGGGCCGTTAAGCCGCTGGGTAAGTTCGGTAATATCCCAAGCCCCTGCCATAGCCTTGAACTCGTCAAAGCTTATGCGGTCCGCCATATCCCAAAACTCTTGGGCGTATAGCATGGCCAGCATGTCTGCCAGGCCTAGGTTACCCATATTAGTAACGCTTTTACCCGTTACTTCCTCGAATAGCAATGCTGCCCCCAGCGTAAACTTTTTCCCGTCCATGGCTTATGCGTTTACGCCTACGGCAAATGCACCAGTACCGTTAAGCGTGAAGCTTACAGTGCCATTGTCTTTATCCGGAGCGCTAACTGAAAGCTGCGAAAGGATTGCGTCGCCCTCTACTTTGGTTTCGCCTACTACGGGAGTAACCGTGCCAGCTGTAACTTGGGTGATGCGAATTTTAACTAGGTCGCCAACTTTGGCGTATAGTTCGTCTACGTTCCATTTTGCTGCGTCGTCGTCGCCTAGGATGCTGCTGCCGGTGATAGTCCAAGATTTGGCGCTAGTTACGTAAGAACGAAATACTGCAATGTCTTTGCTAGTGGTTTCGCGGGTATCGGCGTTCAGCTCAATGCTGCACTCCGTTTCGGCTGCAAACGCTTTGTAGGTCGTTCCGCCGTCTGCGCTTAAGAATAGGCGAACTTCTCCGCCGCTAATGTTGCTCATGTTTAATAATTTATTAGGAAAGTGAAATCGGCAGCTAGTATAATACTCTGCTGCTGTTCATTGTAAAAGGCCTGCATATTTTCCATGTAGGCTATGGTGAAGGTTTGTTCTGCCGCTACGCCTATCGCGTCCGCCGCGCACTGTACGGCTTCGATGCTTCCGCTGTCTTGGTTGACGTATTGCAGATAAAGGGGCATAACGCGCGGGTAGTGCTGCAAGTTGTGGCGTATGTCCGTTAAATCGTTTTGCGCTTCGTCGGCACTGGCGTAGTGCATAAACAAGGTAGCCGCTACTCGCTCGGCCACGTATTGGTCTTTACTTTCGGTTACCGTTATGCCGTTAAGGTTTATAACGATAAAATCCCCGACTTCAGCTTGCGGTGCTGCCAAAGAGTAGACCGGCGTACTGGTAGACGCTTGCACTACTTCGTGTATATATTGTAGGTAGTTCACCGCAAGTGTGCTTTAATACGCTTTTGTACAAAGTTACTAATTTTTTCGGCTGCCCTGCGAGGCACGTCGCTACCTTGTAACGCTTTATCAAAAAAAGCTTTAGCCTTAAAATTCTTTTGCGTTCCACCCTCTAACTGCCATTTGGCGTAGTATGCGCCTTTTTTTCTTTTGCTGCGCAGGCCGACCACTACGTAGGCTTTAACGGTTCCCTTGTTTGGAAAAACGTCTATACTTTTGTAAAGGTTGTAAAAAGCCCCCTTTGTGTTTTTGTTTGCGTCTTTCGTGCCGCGTGCCTTGTACCCACCTATGCCCTGGGACTGATTGTAGGCCTCTTGGCGGGCCTTTTCTACTAGCGGGCGTGCTTCCGCCTTTAAAATGTTTCTAAGCTCCCTAAAACGCAAAACTTCCGACGTACCTAGTTTCTTTAGGTTCTGCCGGAATTGGTCAAAGCTTTCCACTCTACCGCTTTCGCTCTTTAGGTAAATGGTGTTACCCCGTGCCATTGTCGCGCAAACGGGTCTTAATTATAATATAACGCTGCCGCCCTTCGGGGGC